AATTCCTTCCTTTATTATGTACTATTCAAAATGGTAGTTTTTGAAACTTTTTTATGTAGCAAACACTTTATTTTGTGTTACTAAGGTTGTGGCTGCCACATGAGGAGGGAGGGGAGCATGGGGAGCAATAGCATCACCAATTAGTGAAGCATTGTATCCCTCAATAAATACTCTAGAGGCCCCTGGACCTAGAATCGAGCCACCTGCTGTATCTATACCGACTCTAGAAGCACCTTTGCCTTGAATGAAAACTTTGCTACTTCCAGTTTGAGGATGTCCACAGGTACTAGCAGTTCCTTGATCTGATATTAATTTTGCCATCAAGTAACCTCAATTTTAAATTCTTCAATCTCGCCCGTAGAGGTGACGAGAAACTTTGGACTTGGAATGTAAGTTCTTAGAACTATGTTCATAGTTTTCTTAATAACTCTATCTTCCTTATCCGAAGCTGTCATAGATCCGACTGTTTCTTCGGATTGTAAAAATGCTTTTGCTAAAGTTGAATACTCTGTTGGCACATTCATTTCTGGATTAAACTTAAGACGAACTTGCTCTAAAATCTGATCCATATCAGACATATATTTACACCAAATATTGAGCTGATAACTAATATTTACAGGTCTTGGAGCTAGGCTAAGAATTCTTATAGCCCGATGCTTCTCCTCGTCCCAATACTTTTCGTGAACTAAAACACTTTCGTAGCGCCTACGTTCGTCATCATTATCCGAGACAGTTTGAGCAATAGATAGCATTGGAAGAATTATGCTATTCTCTTGCTTAAGTTTAGCGACGGCACGTTCAGCGTTACCATGAATACATTTGATGTCTACAAATTTATCTTCAGCATCAAAATATCCAATGTCATTAAAAGATGCTATCATGGATCTAAGTGACTCGCGATAAATAAAAGAAATATTAGATTTTGCTTGAGTCATCTTAAAGATCTTAGCACGGACATCACCTTCTCTTGTAGGATACTTGTCACTTCTACTTTCTATAGCAGAAGACTCCCAAGATACATTCAGATCTTCATTATTTGTAAAATCAAATTCAGCCATCTATTCCTGCGTATCCTCCAATATCATCACTGACATCGGTAAGTGGGGTGTCCTGAACTGTATCAGAATCGCGGAGGAGTTTAGCAGAGCAAACCAAATGGTAAACACCATAGGCTTCGAAGCTATCCTCAACCACCTCAAAAATTTCATACTTTTGTTCCTGGAACATAGGCTTGATTACGTCACCAGGAATAACAGACCTACCAAGCTTACGTTCAATGTAGCTTTTATTGAAGGTAAATAGCTGATCGTTTGTAAGCTCGATACCAAACTGAGTTAGCTCCTCACTCATCGCTACAGGGTCGTAGTGTCCGTGAACAGTGATTGGGACTTTTGCTACTGGCTTACTACGGGACTCCATGTAAACCTCATCAAATTCATCAGTCTGGTAGTATTTGTAGAATAAAAACTTAGAACCAGCTAGACGAATCAGTTCATCATCTACAAGGTTAAACAGATTTATATCAGGATTTTCCTGATCAAATAGGTTAAGAAGCTCCTCACCCCCATCTAAATCAGGGAGTTGAGGAAGCTTCGTAGTTACCTTGTAGTTTTTCTTTTTCATTTAGATGTTAATGGCATTAGAACATTGTGAACGCAGGAGGTTCTTCAATTTCAGATAGAAGCTCTTCTTTGAGCTTTTCTTTTTCTTGCTCACTCTGCTGAGTAAGAGCAGCACCATTTAACGATGCACCACCCCCAGGAGAGGGTAGTGAGGAATACTTACCTCTTATCTCACCAAGGATACCTTTGGAGACTGCAAGAGCGTAGCGTTGAATCCAGTTCTTGTAGTAAGGGTGCATGGTCGCTGTATCTAGACCACGGTAAACCAGGATAACTGTTTCCCCATTTCTAGATGGAGTTGGGTATAGCTGAAGGATGTTTCCGTTGATGATATCCCAAGAGCCTTCTTGGCTAAGGATTTTACGGATCATCTCTAAGTGTGTTTGTAGCAGGTAGAAATCAGATACAGCAAAGTTGCTGAACAGGAAGTTGTCTTGGAAGTATTTAATAAAGAAATCATACTCCAAAGTCCCCGCCATGTTCTGAATACTAAGCAGGGACTTCTTGTAAGCACAGTAAGTAAGACCGTGAGCGATATGCATTGGCAGCATGTAAGCATTCACTCCACCAGAGGTCTCAAATGCAGCTATCTGAGTACACCAAAAAGGTGCGTGATAGTCTAGATGTGTGATTGATTCATCAATAGCTGTCTTGACCTGAAAATCAGTAAGCTCTACTCTGATTACAGGATATCCCAGCCTACCTAAGATGTAATCCTTGATCGTCTGTTCGAACTGGTTAAGTTCAATCCCATCTTCAAATGTACTAATGTTGAGTTTAGTCGTGTCAATAGCAGTTGAATAAATGTCTGTATCCCCAAGGTTCCTACCTGCGTAGGTTCCAAAGGTATCACCATAACCTAACAGTCTAGGATCTACTTTGGGTGCTGCTGCCATCTAAACTCTCCGTTTTCTTTTTTGAAGGTCGCCCAACTTTCTTGGGCTCAGAGACTAATTCCAAATATCTAGATTCTACAGGGCCTTTTGATTCAAAAAGCTCTGATGGTCTAATTTCAACCACTTCCCCATCAATGTGAAGAAGCATGTTCCAACGACATTTGCTTCTGTATTTATGCATAATATTTCTAACTTATATAGGAAAGAAAGAGGGCCAGAGGAACAAAAAACCTCTGGCCCTCAAAAGTTTGATTACCTAGTCAGATCAGCTCACTGAACCACCCAGGACGGTGGTGTTTCTACTGAAGGGGCTGAAGAGGTAGTTGGCAGTTGGGCCAATGATACGGATGATGCGGTAGAACCTGTTCATAGGCTCAATCTGGACCTTACCGTAACGGGTAAGGATACCCTTCCTGGGCTGGAAGGACTCAGGATCCGTAATAGTTGGAAGCTGCTGGAGTGGGATGTATGGAGCGTAGATGTAACCAGCGTCCATAGCGTTCGCACCCTTGTAACCAACCATAATTTCGTCAGTTGGGTACATTGGGTCAACATATAGATCGTAGCGACCCATAAACTTGCCCTTGTACTCAATTGAGTTACCACCGATGTTGGTGGGGCCATCGGCAGGCTGAACACCACCCTCAAGCTTTGCGGCACTCTCAAGTAGAGAGGCTACAAGGGGAGAGGTGAGGAGCCAGTTGCCAGGACCACGCATGGTGGTGCGGTAGATGTCCTGCGAAGCAAGGTTGATGATTGCAAGCAGGTTAGCATATACCTCACCAACATGGCGGGGATATAGAGCAAGACTGGACTGGCTGAAGTCGATAACAAAGATGTTAGAACTCTCAGAACCAGTGGAGTTAGTGAGATCATCACTAAAGTCGTAGGTAAACTGAGCGGGAACGAAAGTGGTTGAATCAGTAGCGTTCGTAGCTCCACCTAGACCAGGGAAGGTAGTACCAGTTTCACCGAGGTTGATGTAGCTGGAATCCATAAGATTCTGGTTTACACCACCGAGGTTACGACCACGAAGACCGTAAGCAATCATACGGAGGTCTTCGATAAGCTCACGGTCGATCTCAAGCTGAAGTTCCTTTGAGAGGAGATCAGTAAGCTCGCGCTCTAGGTCAAGGTTATGGTAAGCCTTGAGATCCTGAGAAGCCTCAAGAGTCCAGAGAGCACGCATCTTACGAGTGTTGGCAACAACTGCCTCCTGCTCAATGTGGAAGGTCATTTCTGGAATACCAGTTCCAGTTAGACGCTCACCAGCAGAAAGAGTGTAACCCATAAGAGCATCTGGATTAGGCCAACCAGCGATACGACCACCAAAAGTACCCGATGGAGCACCAGCACCAACCATTTCGGTGCTGCCAGAAAGGGTGTTTAGAACATTGGAGAGGTCGAATCCGCTTTGAGCGTCATCACCATCAAGACCAGCACCAGTACCAACACCAGAATCAGTTACGAAAGTGTTAGAACCAGCAGCGTGAGTACCAGCAGATTCAGAACCAATACCAGAAGCAGTGAGACCACGATAGGTCAGGTTGTACTTGCTGTAGATAGTCTGTACATTACCAGCACCAGTACCACCTTCCTTAGCGCGGCTGTTACCAAGGTAGAATACCTGTGAAACTGGACCCTGCATGGGCTGAACGCCAACAAGGCTGTTGGCTAGAAGTTGGGGGTAAACCCGACGAACGAGAGGGAAAGCAAACTTTTGGAAAGTACCAAGCTGACCAGTGGTGGTAGCAGCAGCGGTAATATCCTCAGAAAGTCTTTGCTCGACAATAGACTTAGCTTGGTTCTCAAGAAGTTGAGCTGTGATACGACGAGTATAGTCACTGTCGATGCCCTCAAGGACAGGCTCCCACTTCTGGACAAGCGAATCGTCTGTACGATGCATCATTTCCATTTGAATAAATTCCTATTATTTTTGGGAGAAAAAGGGCATGAATTTCATGACCTCATCAGTTAAAAACTCATTACCAGTTTGAGTTTTCGATTCGTTGATCTCAACATCGGCTTGAGATACAACTACTGCTTGCTCAGAGGAAGCAAACGCCTCGTCGCGTGCAGCTACTAAATTCTCAACTTCTTCAAGAAGCTGTGCTTTGTGGCCTTCAAGTTGTTCGACTGCTCCCTCCGAAATGGAAACTTTGTCGTTAAGAACTTTGATGGTGCCTTGAAGCTTTTCGTTTTCAACTACCAAAGCATTAACTTGGTCAGTTAAAACGTCAAACTCTTCCTGGAGTTCGCCGTATTGGCTTGTCATTTCAGAAAGAGCATTGTCTTCGTCCGCACCATTTAGTTCTAGGGCCATTAGAGTTCTCACTGATTCAAACAGACGAGCGTTGCGGAAAACCTCGTTCTCTTCACTAAGTTCAGCAAGAGCTTGTTCCTTTAGCCGATCAACCTTTGTTCTAAGATAAGCGTTTACTTTGGCCTCAAGTAAACCAACTTTCTCAGCGACTTGCTCATTAATAGTGGAATCCACCAGTTCAAAGACAGCTTGAACAGTGGATTCATCAAGTCCTTCAGGAAGAATATCAGCAATATTCTTTAAATTACTCATGAGTTAGATCTCCTAGATTCTATTAGATATCTATAGGTTCGTTTCCTAAAATATGATTTTTTTTAGAAAATGTATGTAATCAACGAGGTTGAGAGTCGCCTTCCATATCGCGCTCAATAGCGTGGCGTTTTTGTTCCCCTCTACTTCCTTTAGCTGTTTCAGTCTGTCTACCTTCTCGACCCCCTGCTCTGGGTTTTCCTGTGTTTCCTCGGCTACCAGGACTTGGGTATCTTATTTCTTGACGCTGGCCTGCGGATTCAATGAGACCAAAAGCTTCGGCTAGGCTGTAACCCATTCGGCTGTAAATTCTGTGGGAAAGATCGAGGGCCTGTTGCTTGGTAAGGTTTACTTTCTTGCCTGTCTTGCGCTCGCGCCTTGCGATTGCTTTTTGCATGGAGGCTTTATCGTCTCTGCCAACGCCCGCACCGAACTGACCCTCAGCGCCTTTCTTAGCGCGGCCAGCTACATCAGCAGTGGCTTTCTTTAGATCAGCTTGTCCAAGAGCTTTGCGCTGATACTTTTCTTCGTCACTGATTCCTGGCTTCTTGGCCTGGGGCTCAGGCTTAACGGCTTCAGGTTTTGGTCTAGGCTTAACGGCTTCAGGTGCAGACTTGA